ATCATGCCAGTAAGCCGTTTCACTAAAGAATACACCTACGCAGGGAGAGCCTGATTATGTCTGATATCTATAACCATTTGGTAAAAAATAACTTTAGCACCATGAGTACGGAAGAACTGAAAGACTTATGTAAGCATTCCGATGGGGCACACAGTGCAGTGATGGCGGCAATGTCAGCGATGGGTGAGTTGGCTTTCTGGTCAGCGGATAACGAAAACTACTCTGACAAACAAGCTAAGGACGATTTGCGCCGTATCGGTGAAGCCCTGATGTATTTGCCGAGGATTGCCGAAGCGCTGAACGACACAGCACAGCATGCGGATTTTGAAATTCATCACCGTGAGGGGTTCCCCAAATGGTAAATCATATTGATATCGGGCATGAGAAATTGCCTGAATGGTCAGATTCGCTTTTTGCCAGTGTTTACCTGTGGATAAAACAAGGTGTACCACCACAAAAAGCGGAGACGGATGCGTCTATTTTACGCTACCCCGTTGATCATCGTTTAAATACGTTGGCGGTCAGTATGCGATCGCTAGTAATGGAGGGGGAGATCACCCCCGATTGGTTTACTGAACAGGGCTATCATTCAGCTAAAAGCCAGAAAAAGGCGGAAGAGAAACGTAAGGAGCTGGTTTTGAAAAATGTCACACAGGAAGAGTTAAGCGCCGTTCTGACCGATATAAAACGGATTAATCGCTTATGGCCTGTACCCGCTAATAAACCAGTAAAGAAAAAACGAGCGAGTAGCAACCTTACCCAATTAGCAGATAATGAAAAAGCTTTATTACTTGCTGAATGCTATGAGGGGATCGCTGTACATCCTGAAAGTGAGGGTTTCTATACTTATCAGTCTGGAACATGGCAGAAAACGTCATGTTTAGAATTAAGCCGAGAAATGGCAAAGGTGTATTCTGAACACCAAACCAATTTTAGTAAGCGAGAGCTTAACAATGTCGTTGAAGCATTAAAAATTGTTATTCCAGTGATGGGAGAACCTTGCAAAAGCATTATTCCTTTTGCAAATGGTGTATTTAATATTGAGACGAAAGAATTCTCACCTCATAAACCTGATAATTGGCTGTTAAATCACAATAGTATTGAGTACACCCCAGCGTCACCGGATGAAAACTTGCGTGATGATGCGCCGCATTTTCATAAATGGTTAGATCATGCCGCGGGTAAAGATCCCTATAAGATGAAACGGATATTTGCAGCGCTATACATGGTTTTAGCTAATCGCTATGACTGGCAATTATTCCTTGAAATCACCGGGGAAGGTGGTAGCGGGAAAAGTGTTTTTACTCAGGTGGCGACATTATTGGCAGGTCAGCATAATACGGCTAGTGGCAATATGGCAGCGTTAGACAGCGCACGAGGACGGGCGCAATTTGTCGGCAAGAGTATGATCACTTTACCTGACCAACCTAAATATACGGGTGAAGGTACAGGTATAAAAGCCATTACCGGCGGTGACGCGGTAGAAATTGACCCCAAGCATGAACAACAGTATACCGCTATCATACGTGCGGTTGTCATAGCAACAAACAATACTCCGATGATATTTACTGAGCGGGCTGGTGGAGTGGCGCGTAGGCGCGTTATTTATCAATTTAACAACAAGGTCAAAGAAGAAGATAAAGACCCGTATTTGTCTAAAAAGATAGCCAGTGAAATCCCTGTTATCGTTCGTCGATTATTGGCCGCATTTGACGACCCAGAAGAAGCCAAGGTTTTATTGATTGAACAGCGCGATAGTGACGAAGCGTTAGAAGTGAAACGAGCCTCAAACCCTGTATTAGATCTTTGTGCAGCACTGGCATTTATGGGTGAGCCGAGAGGTCTGGAAATGGGAGGCGGACGCAAAGCGGAAGAAGAGCGCCAGCCAAGGAAATACCTTTACCACCTTTATCTATCATTTATAGAATATCAAGGACTAGGCCGTCCGTTGAGTGTGACCGAGTTCGGGAAAGCGGTTAAGGAAGCCGCTAAAGAATATAAATCGGAATACCTCACCCGAACTATTCAGGGCAGACGGCAAACCAACGTACAACTAACCGATAAAGCAGACGAGTTTTTATAAAAATAGTGTTTGGTTATCTACCTTGTCTACCAAATGGAAAATTATTTATATATATCATATAGATATTTAGGTAGATAACCCTTTTTTAGTTATCTACTTGTTATCTACCTTGTCTACCAAATTGAAATCAGAATAGGTAGAGGACACAAAATTAGGTAGACAACAGGTAGATAGTAAAACATGAGTTATCTACCCGTTCAAAGCCTTGCAGCGCAAGAGATGGGCGAGTTTAGTAGATAAGGTAGATAACCCTGACGCATTTTTTCTAAACTTTAAACCATCAAATGCGAGTTAATACATTAATGATTGGATGGGTGAATAGCTTCTGATTTTGTGTGGTATAAGTTATTCAGTAAGAGATGCAAAAAGATTTTCAGAGGGTATTCTTTGGCAGGTATAAATATATTTTACTTAGGAGATAGTTATGCCGATTACACAAGAAGATATCAGAGAACACTATAATTATTACGGTATTACGCAGTTAGACGATTTACACACAAGCGAGTACCGCCAGTTGGTCAATGGTTATGCTTTTTTCTTTCAGGATACCGGAGGCAATTTACGTCATACCTTTTCTGAGGAGATACTGGCAACCAATAAAGAGCAATTGGATGCGCTAATCGAACAGTTACAAGCGTTCAGGGAAAATATGAATGATGTGCCTGATTGGATGAGTGAAAAATAATCAAAAAAATAGCCGAGTTTATATTCTCGGCATTCAAATAAAGATATACGATTTTAAAGTAAGCTAATCAACCCTGCGACTCCAGCACCGATAATATTTGCTACGGTGTTATTTTCTAAAAATTTAATTAGTGTATTTTTAGCTTCGGCATCATCAGATTTGGCTATTTTTTCAACTAATTCTTGAATGTTGATATTTGTAATCTGTGAATTATTGTTTCCAACTTGTATTTGATGCCCAGAAATATTACCTATATTAACAACTGAATTATGGTTTTTAGATTTATGTTCACTTGCTGTCATATTTTCAACTTCCATAGTTAATATATGTGGGTGTGCAGTTGCTACCTGTAATGACCCATCAGGTAGAAAAGAGACATCTAATACTTTTAATTCAATAAATCTTTTACCTGATTTTTGTGTAATTACACGACCAATCCCAACATCTGGTTCATCAGTGTATGGGATTTTAACAGTATTATTTTTTCTACTACCTTTATACTCCACACCGTCAATAATGATTAATTCTGGGTATGCCAGTTGATCAAAATTCATACTACCCCCTTTATTGAAATTAGCGTCCTCGTACCATAATGACAAGATATTAGCATAAAGAATTGTAAATTATTTGTTCTTATGTTTTTACGTGTTTATCGTATTGATTTTAGGACTTTTTATTATATTTTTCATGTATATATTGATATATGGCACTCAGACGTGAGCCGCCATAAGGCCGTTTAATCAAGTTGCGAGAAGTAGCCTGCGAGACGCAGAAAAAGATTATTCGGCCTGCCCCTCTCAGAGCTGGTTTCACGTCTTAACATCATTGTTACGGAAACCCTTTCATGAAAAAACTGCTCGAATTACGCCAGCAAAAAGCAACCTTTACCGACCAAATGCGTTCGCTGCTCACCAAAGCCGAAGACGAAAAGCGTTCACTGACCGCAGATGAAGCTAAACAGTTCGACGAACTGCGTAGTCAGTCCGATGCCCTGAATGCAGAAATTACCCGTTATGAGGCGCTGTCTGATGAAGAACGCAATCAGGTAAGCAAACCCCAACCGACCCGCGAAAACCTCAGCAATGACGAGTTGCGCCACTATATTCTGACCGGAGAAACCCGCGCCTTGTCTACGGGCGTTCCCTCAGAGGGCGGCTACACCGTTATCCCTGAACTGAATAAACAGATCATGCAGCAACTGGCTGATGAGTCGGTCATGCGTCAAATCTGTACGCTCAAAACCACCCGCAGCAACGAGTATAAACAGCTTGTTTCGGTCGGTGGTGCGGCAGTGGTACACGGGGAAGAAGGTAAGGCACGTAGCGAGACAACCACACCAAAAATGGAAGAAGTGAGCATCAAGCTGTTTCCTATCTACGCTTACCCCAGAACCACCCAAGAGATCATCGATTTTAGCGATGTGGATATCTTAGGCTGGCTGACCTCAGAGATTGCCGATACGTTCGTGGATACCGAAGAAACGGATCTTGTCAGCGGTGACGGCAGTAAAAAAGCGAAAGGCTTTCTGTCTTATCCCCGCGACACGAAAAGCGACAAGGTGCGTGATTTTGGCACGCTGCAAAAACTGGAAGCCACTACGCTTGAAGCCGATAGCCTGATTGATCTTAAGTTCCTGCTCAGGAACAAATACCGCAAGAATGCCGTGTGGGTGATGAATTCCACGACCGCCGCCCACGTGCAGAAGCTGAAAAACGGCAACGGCGATTATATCTGGCGCGAACGTCTGCAAGCGGGTGATCCTGATATGCTGCTGGGCTTGCCTGTCCATTATCTCGAATTTATGCCGGATGGCGTGATTGGTCTGGGCGACTTCAAACGCGGCTATTTCATTGTTGACCATGAAACCGGCACCCGTACCCGTCCTGACAATATCACCGAGCCGGGATTTTATAAGGTACATACCGATAAATATCTAGGTGGTGGTCTGGTGGATTCCAACGCGATCAAGGTGCTGGAAGTGAAAGCAGCCAGTAAATAAGCGAGAGGGGGCGAAAAGCCCCTTTACTGTCTTGGAGTCCATAAAATGAATCACGATTTTGAAATTCGTACCGCCTCCCTGTCTGCCAGTGATAAGAAACTGACAGGCTATGTGATTAAGTGGAACAGCCGATCCGAAGTCTTGTGGGATGAATTTATTGAACAGTTCGCCCCGAATGCCTTTAGTGCCAGCTTGACGGCAAATACTGATGTCAGGGCATTGTATGAACATGACCACATGAACCTGTTAGGCCGCACTACTTCCGGCACATTGCAACTTAGCGAAGATACCACCGGACTACGCTTCGAACTAACCCCGCCTGATACGCAATTGGGGCGTGATGTGCTGACATTGGTTGAACGGGGTGATATCTCTGGTATGTCCTTTGGATTCAGGGCGCTAAAAGATCAGTGGGATATTGGTCAGGAACCGTATATCAGAACCGTTTTAGAAGCGGAACTGAGGGAAATCACCATCACCAGCTTGCCCGCCTACCCTGAAAGCG